AAGTTGCCGGAACGGTCATCGGCGCGTGATGCCAAAGAGGACGAAGTGCGCCGCCTCAAACGCTGGGCCAAAGGCAAAAAGGAGCCTGACGTTTTGCGCTTTCACAGTGACATCCTCAGCACAGCCGAGAAAATAGCGGCTTTAGGGGAGGACGCGGGCGCGGAAGATGCCCCCTTTCAAGTTACCCAGTGGAGCCATTACCCATGAGTGGTTTAAGGCAATCAAAGCCATGGTCTTGCAACTGGACCCCGATGGTGAAGATGACGCCGAGCGTGCGATTCGCAGCCAACTGGAGCGCAGGATGGAACGTGAATTGACGTCGGCCTTTGGGGAGCAGCTCAGTGACCTGCTGCCGCCTGATGCCGGTGACGATGCCATCCGCAATGCGCCGCACAGGGTGCAGGCCACCAGTGAGCCTGTACGTGAGGTCTTGCGCCGCAATTTGGTGCAGAGCAGTTCATTGGGCGTGTCTGTGGCCTTTGACACGTTAGAACAGATTGGGTTGGGCTTTGATTACACCCTGGCGCACTCTCAGGCGGCACGATGGGCGTCTACCTATTCCTACGAGCTGATCAGGGGCATCAATGCCTCCACGACGGCACGGATGCAAACGGCGGTCAATGACTGGTTCCGTGAGCGAACGACCTTGCCCGATCTGGTCAAGGAACTGGAGCCGACCTTTGGCCGCAAGCGATCCAAGCTGATTGCACAGACGGAGACAACCAGGGCAGCGCGTGAGGGGTCTGTGGCCGGCTATGAGCAGAGCGGCGTGGTGGAGGAAGCGGAGTGGGTGACGGTCAATGATGAGCGCGTATGCCCGACATGCGGGCCTTTGAACGGCAAACGTGCGCCGTTACGCGGCAGCTTTAGCGGGGCAAGTTATCCGCCGGCGCATCCTGGGTGTAGGTGCTTTGTGCGGCCTGTCATTGCGGAGGCTCAATAATGCCTGTCACCATCACAGGGCTTGACCCACTCTTTAAGAAGCTCGGCAATTGCGCATCCATCAGGACGCTGACGCCGCCGATGGAACGTGGGGTGCTGCGCTTGCAACGCACGATGCAAATGTACCCGCCGCCACCACCGCAAAGCACCTATCGAAGAACCGGAACCTATGGCCGTCGTTGGAACAGCAGAGTGTCCGGGTCAGCGAGTGGGTTAACCGGACGTGTGGGCAACAATGTCCCATACGCGCCATTCGTCGGTAGCAGCATGTTCCAAACGGCGCGCCACAACCGCACCGGCTGGCGTACCGATGCCGATGCGATTCGTGCCAATGAGGATGTGATCCTTGCCGATTTTCAAGCGGCAGTGGATCGTGCGTTGGCGAGTTAAGGAGCAAGAACATGGAACGCAAGCAGGTAGCTACTGCCTATGTGAAGGCGCTAACAGACGATACCGCTACTGTCGCCGGCTATGGCGTCATCTTTGACGGCGCTGACCTGGAGGGCGAGAGCTTCAGCAAGTCAACTGACTTCATGCTCGATTTAGCGCCGAGCAAGCTCGTGCTCTATGACCATTCACTTGGCGAGGTCAAGCACTTCATTGGCAAGACAACGCTGGTCGAAGCAGACGACTTTGGCCTCTGGGTGGAGGCTGAACTAGATCGCCACAAATCCTATGTCGATATGGTATTGCGCCTGGTCGAACAGGGCGCATTGGGCTGGTCGAGTGGGTCAGTCGGCCATCTGACACGGCGCAACGGTAAGAGCATCACGCAATGGCCGATAGTAGAACTCTCTTTGACACCAACACCTGCCGAGCCAAGAACGCTCGGCGTTGAACTACTCAAATCCCTAGCGGCTGTTGATTCCAGTTACGAGGCGCTTTTGCCGGAGGCGGATAGGCCATCCGCGGTGCAGAGCGAAGAAGCTGAACCAGCGGTCGCGGTTGAAACGAAGAAGATTATTTCACAGGAGAACAATATGAGTGAAGAAACGACCGCTGACGAAATCGTTGTGGGCGCAACGCAAGAAACAGACGTGGCGGCGATGGTGAAATCCGCCGTGGCTGAAGCCATCGCCCAGATGCCGGTCAAGACGGCTGACATTGCCGTACCCATGACCAATACCAAGACCAAGTCGGGTGACAGTGAAACCAAAGCCTATGTGCATTGGCTGCGTACCGGCGACGATGGCGGTATCAAGAGTCTGAAGGCCAGTAACAACACCGACATGAATGTTGGCACGCCTGCAGACGGCGGCTATGCCGTACCGACCGGTCACTACCAGCAGATCATCGCCAAGCTGCGGGAAACGGCGCTTTACCCGTCTTTGGGCGTGACCAACATTCCCGGCAAGGGCACGACCGTCAACGTGCCCATCGAGGGCGCAAGAGACGGCGCTTTTGTCGTCACCAACGAAGCGGCCACGACCGACCGTGATAGTCCCATCATTGCGCAAGCGCCGATGACCTTGCTCAAGTACACCAAGCGCCTCGAACTCTCTTGGGAACTGATGGAGGACGAAGATTCTAATCTGATGTCCTTCCTCAGCAACTGGGTGGGCGAGGGTATGGCGGCCACGCATAACGCCTTGCTTGTGACGGAAGCGTTAGCAGCCGGTACTTTGGGCGCGGCCTGGACGGGCGGCGCAACGCCGATCACCGCCGATGATATTCCTGAGTTGGTCTATGCCTTGCCCAGCGGCTATGAAAGCGGGGCGGCCTGGGTGATGCGTAAAGCCACCGAGGGCAATATCCGCGGCAAGACGGGTAATAACTTCCAGTTTGTGCCGACCGCACCGGATGGACCCGGCGCACTTTCACGCCGTGAACTCTTTGGCTTCCCTCTCTATAACAGCCAGTCAATGCCGGCGATTGGCGCATCGGCGAAGGTGGCGCTCTTTGGCAACTTCCGCTATATGGGGATGCGCCTTGCGCCCGACATCACCTTTATTCGTGACCCCTATTCGGCGGCCAATACCGGGCAACTGCGCCTGCACTATTACTTCCGCACCGTTTACAAGGTCCTCCAATCGGAGGCTATTCTGTACGCCACACAAGGAACCTAACATGTCAGACAAACCAACCACTGGGCCAGCGGCAACCCCGCCACCGCCGACGCCTGAGTACGATACATGGAACGCCGACCAGATAAAGAGCTGGGCCGCTACCGTAGGGCAGAAGGTGCGAAACGCGGCGATTGCCTATGAAACCGCCCACCAGAACCGGCCAGAAGTGATCGCCGCTTTGAGCGCTCCATAAATGATTAAAGGATTGCAACTGCTGATCTACACCCCAACCTATGCAGGCGGCCTACGCTCCGAAACGGTGAAAAGCATCGTGGCGCAGGAAACGCATCATTGGTTGACGTGGCAGATTGGCAGATGCAACCCCTTTCCGGGCCGTGACATGCGTAACGTCTTAGCGCAGTACAACCATGCCAGGGAACTAGCCCTAAGCGGTCCCTACGACGCCATGATTACCGTTGAACATGATGTCGTTATTCCACCGCACGCTGTACAGGCGCTGTGCGATACGCCGGCTCCTGTCGTGTACGGAACCTATGTATTGCGGCATGGTGCGCCTGTCCTTAATGCTTGGCAGTATATCGGCACGCAGGGATTGGGGATGAGCCTGGGGCGACCTGAGTACAAAGCGGAGTTGGCGGGCTATGAAAAGGCCGGCTACGGGCGGGTGTCAGGCGTGGGCTTTGGTTGCACGCTGATTCGCCGCCAGGTGCTGGAGCAGATTCCCTTCCGTCAGGACGGCAACGGCCATGCGCCGGATATGCCTTTCGCTTTTGACCTGGTTCGCAACGGCATCACGCAGTTAGCACGCTTTGACGTTCGCTGCGGCCACATTCACGAGGGGGAACTCTTGAGCGTAGACACAAGCGGATCAACGGTCAAATGCACAGTGACGCAGGCGGTCAACATTCTACTTCGTGGCAGCGGCGTCAGCCTGAGCGAAGGGCAAGAGGTAGAGTTGCCGCCTAAGCAGGCGCTGCAGTTGGCTGACCTCGGCTATGTCGAGATTGTCGGCGAAAAGCCGAGAAAGGTACCGCGTAGATAATGCCATTCCTTCAGGTACTTACGCGTTGCTACCGCCGTCCGCGTATGTTGCTCAACAACATCAAATCACTGGAAGCGCAGAGTGACCCCGACTGGCAACAGACCATGATGATTGACGGTGAAGGGCGCGGCGTGGGCGAGGCACAGGCGGCGCTTGCCAACTTTGCGCCCTATGTGCGCGGTCAATTTATGTGGTGTCTCGATGATGACGACCTGTGCATCCGCCCGACATTGGTGGAAGAACTGAAGGCGATTGTGGCGGAACACGATCCTGATGTGGTCATGGTGCGCATGGACCACGGGCGACGAGGCATTTTGCCCGATGACGACCACTGGCAGAAGCCGCCTGTCTTAAGTTGGATTGGAGCAAGCGCCTACATTGTGCGGCGTGAACTATGGCAGCGCCATGCGTCCCGTTTTAGCAGCGCCCACTACGCTAGCGATTACGACTTTATTAGCGCGGTCTTTGCTTCAGACCCGGAAGTCTATTGGTTGGATGTGATTGCCTCGAAGGTGCAAAGGATTAGTTTGGGAGCGCCCGAATGACCCAATACGCCACGATTGCACAACTACAAGACTATCTCGACATCAGCGCCCCTGACGCCACAGCAACCGCCAATCTGGAGATGGCGCTTACCAACGCCTGCGCCGTGATTGACGCCCACACGCACCGCACCTTTGCGGCGTCAACCGACACGACGCGCTTGCATGATGGTACGCGCATAGAAGGTCACAGGCTATGGCTGGATGGCGATCTGGCGCAACTGACTTCCGTCACCAACGGCGACGGCGAGACAATTCCACTGAATGCCATCCGTGTCGAGCCGGTCAATTGCACGCCCTATTTTGCTTTGAATATCTTCAGTGGCAGCGGCTATAGCTGGGGCTGGGATGATACCCCTGAAGCCATCATGGTAGAGGGGCGATGGGCGTACAGCGTGACGCCGCCGGATGACATTGTGCAGGCGACTTTGCGCCTTTCGGCATACCTGTACCGCCAACCGGCCAATGCGATGGACCTGGACCGTGCTGTGATTGTCGGCAATGCCACGATTGCGCCCGGCGCTATTCCCGCCGATGTCTTTATGATGCTGCGTCCCTACCAGGCGAGAGTGCGCTAACCATGCCCTTCACTTCACTCGGCGCGCTGGTAGCAACGGCCTCGGCTCTGCCTGTGCCGGGCATTAAGCGCCATTTGGCCTTTCGTCCCACCACGGTCAATGCCGGTGACCTACCGTTACTCTTTACGCGGCTACCTAGCAGCACACGCGCATTGTCCACGCTGACCTATGGGCAGGGGCTAAAGGCGGCCACGCTTGAGATTGTGATCTTCGTGGAATTTATGAACTTGTCTACCGGGGCGGGCAACGATGCGCTGACCGTGCAATTGCTGGACAACCTGGCAATGACTCTGGAAAGCAACGCTGAAACGCTTGGCATGGACAGCTACAGTTTGGCGACGGATGAGGACACGATTGGCGATGGCGCTGCGCCCATCCAGGCGATCATAGGAACAGTGGAGGTAAGCGGATAAATCATGGCAGTCAAAGGAACACTTGCACGCATTTTAGTGGACGAGGTGGACCTTTCCTGTGAAACGTCCGCTGTGGTGATGAGCAATTCTATCTCGGAGGATGATTGCACGACGCTTTGTTCGACCGCCGCCGAGTATACGCCGATTCTGGCAAGTATCAGCATCAACCAGGATGGCTATATGGCGACGGTCAATGAGGCGGGCAGTCTGGAGGAGGAACTCTATACGCGTATGGGCGTGATGGGCAGCACGGTCTGCGCCCTCTTTGGCATTGACGTGCCGGCTTGTGCTGCCTATGTGATTGACAACACCTTTGGGGCGACGATGGAGATTGCTGCGCCGGCCAATGGCGTGATTACGCTTAACGGCTCATGGGGGCAGGGCAAGGGTGGACATCGTGGCGTGCGTATTTTGGATGCCAACGTGACTGCCACCGGCAACCAAACGGCGGTGGATTTGGTAGACCCCGGCACGCTGGGCGGATCCGCCTTTCTCTTTGTGCAGGATAAGACAGGAACCTTGACCAGCGCCACGGTGACGGTCAGCAGCGCCACGACACAGGCCGGCACGTATACGGTGCTTGGCACGTTCACGGTCACGGCGCTAGGTTCCTACACGGTCACCTTTAGCGGCAACGTCAACCGTTGGCTGCGCGTGGGCGTGACCAGTATGGGCGGCACGACCGGCTTGGACATGGTTTGCGTAGTTTGTGTGAAGGGCGTAACCGAATAGAACAGAAGGAGTAACACCAATGGCACTTAAGGGAGCCGGCAACAGTACACTCACGTACAATGCCACAAATCTCTCGCAGTATCTGAACACCAATACGCTGACCAACACCATTGCCGAGTTGGAGGCGACGGTGTTGACCAGCACAGCCGAGGAAACGGTGGCGGGCCTGGGCAGCTACCAACTGACGCTGGAAGGCGACTGGAGCAAGCCGATTGACGACATTCTGGGGCCGGACAGTCTGACGGGGGTGAAGCGAACCGTCGTGCTGACCTACGGGCCTGCGGGGGCGATTGTCACCTACACGTGGACCACGCAAGGGTTCCTGACCAGCTATGAGATTAACGCCACGGCCACCGACAAGATTGTGCTCAGTGGCACGCTCAGACTCAACGGCGCGCCGGTTCGGACGTAAGTCATGCGCTATGACTGTGACGACCCTGCTTTCGTGGGCGACTTCATTGAGTTTAGCGATTCCTTTAGCCGTGGCCAGCAGCGGGCATTGTGGGCGGCGGCCAGCGAGGATGAGGCGCTTTTCCTGGACATTCTACGCACCAAAATCCTACGCTTGCATTTGTCTTGCGTGGAAGCCGAGGCGATTAGCGACCCTGACGACCTGACGCCGGAGAGGACGCTGGCAATGGACCTGCGCCTCTATACGTGGTTTGGCTATGTATGGGTAGTGCATCTGCGAGGTCTCAGTGAATCGGGAAACGCGATAGGCAGGCGGTTGTTAGGTATCTCCGTTTCTCAGAATGGGACGGAGAAGGAAACAGCAGCCGCCCTGTAGAGCCAGAGGTCCTGATTGACGCGTGGCTCATTAACCTCTTTCCAGGCAGGACGTTAGAGGAACTCGATGAGATGGACTTAAATCGTTATTACCGCGCTCGTGTTGCCGGCAGGATGCAGATGGTGGACCAGCGGCGCAAGCTCTTTTTGCAAGGCAAGATCAAGGGCAAAGACCTTGACGCCGCTGAGTGGAAGCTAATCACACAGATGGACGAATGGGAACAGGATTAATCTACCCACTTGGCATTGACATAGCCGGTGATGCCATTGCATGTCACGCGTCGAAAGGTCATTGAGATGCCTTCGATATTCACGGCAGTAGGGCCACCAAGCGCCTTGCAGGTTGTGCCGTCTGGGAAGTGGCTCACTTTTCCTTCATCGCCCGCGCCGACCTTCTCGAACATTTGCACGATATTGTTACCAGGTGCGGCCTGAAGGGTGACGGTGTTTTGGGACCGCACACGACCGCTATCGACAAGCGCAGCGGTCTTGAAGTCGGCTAACTTTGGTGTCATGAACACAAGGGCGAAAACTGCTACAACGGATAGCGCGGCAATCAGAAACGTTTTCACTTTGCACATTCTTTCTTAAATAAAAACTCCTAGCGGAGTGACCATGCAGCTTGTCGAAGGCGCGTGGGTTCCGATAGGAGAAAACTACCATAACAAATTGAGTGCTGCCGGTCAATTTACCACGCCTTCGACACTCGATAGCATACAGCACTTTTGAAACGAAATTCCTGACACTTCGCTGTTAAGGGGAAAACATGCCAGGCGCAACCTCAAAGCTATCCATTTTAATTGATGCCAAAAATAACGCTTCCGGCGCTATTAAGGCGGTGGAAGGCGACCTTAAAGGCTTAGACAAAGCCGCCGGTTCGCTTTCAGGCGGACTGGGCAGCTTGCTCGGTGCAGCAGGTATCGCCGGCTTTGGCGCGCTGGCAGTAGCTGCGGGTGGCGCTGTAGTGGAAATGGCGAAGTCTGCCGCTGAAGCCGAGCGACTTGGCACAGCCTTTGACAACCTTGCCAGTAGTGCCGGTGAGTCAGGCGATGCCATGATGGAGGCCATGCGTGAGGCATCGCAGGGAACGATCTCCAATACGGAACTGATGCTCTCTGCCAACCGCGCTATGATGCTCGGCGTTGCCGACAGCGCCGAGGAAATGGCGACGCTGATGGAGATTGCCGGTGCGCGTGGTAAAGCGATGGGCTTATCCACGGCACAAGCCTTCAGCGACCTGGTAACGGGCTTGGGCCGCCAATCGGCGATGATTCTCGACAACCTGGGCATCACGGTAGACGCGGAAGCCGCCAACGAAGCCTATGCCAAGCAACTTGGCACTACGAGTAGCAAACTCACAGAGGCCGAGAAAAAACAGGCACTTTTGAATGCGGTGGTCCAAGACAGCACCGACATTCTTGCCGCCAACAAGGACGCCGGTGGCGATGCGGCCTCCAACTTTGAACGCATGGATGCTTCCATCCAAAACGCCAAAGTTGCACTTGGCGAATTGTTCTCGCCCGCCGTCGCCGCCATTGCGCAAAGTATTGCCGATGCTGCCGTCTCTGCCACCGAAGGCATGAAAGCTTTGGCAGAGACAGACAGCAATCTCGCCAAAGCTCTTACTCCCGACCTATTAGCCATCGAACTCTTACGCGAAAATATCGACAGTCTTAACGCTTCAATGCGTGAAATGGCTGACGCCGGTAACACCAGCAGCGAGAGCTATCAAGAGCAAGCAGCCGAGGTGGATCGCTTATCGAACAAACTTGTGGCGGCGGAAGCGGCCTTGCTCCGGCAGCGCGCCGGCATCGACGGCAACGTGTCATCGACATGGGCGCTCGAAGAAGCTGGTCTAGCGGCGGCGACGGGCCAAAAAATTCTAGCCGAGGCCGCTGCTTCCGTGGGCCGTTCCTTCAGTGGGGCCGGTCCCTACGTGGACGCTTTCACGCAACAATTAGCGAACCTCAAGGCGCAATCTGACGCCACCATTGCCAGCCTCAACAGCATTCGTAGCAGCGCCGTGGGTGCGTTAGAGTCGGCGGCGAGTGCGGCGGTGGGCGTCATGTCCTCGCCGGAGATTTCACGCGTTTACTCTGAGAATAAAAAGCGCATCGAAGGGCAGATCGCAGCGATGGAAGCGGTTGGCATGTCCGCCGATGAAATCAAATTTAAGTCGATGGAACTGGCGAAAGAGGCATCGGCTCCCTTTGACATTGCCGTGGAAGCGGCGCGTGAAGCTGAAAAGCAGAATGGGCGCGTAGCTTCATCGGTGGCGCAGGTGAGCAAGGAATATTCCGCCCTGGAGAGCGCCGTGTCGGGCGTGCTAGCGGGGGCGCTTGACCCTGGCGTGGGTGTGGACCCGCAAAAGATACTGGAGGGCATGGGCTTTCCACGTGAGGATGCGATCAACGAGAACGCACGCCGTTTAGCCGATATTGCCGTTAACGGCCTCAAGGACCAGGATTGGTTGGGTGAGTTTGGCAATGAAGTGCCAGACATTTGGCGCATGATCCGCACGGCGCAGAATCCGCAGGAGGAAGCGGCGCGCTTGCTTCAGGACTTTCAGGATGGCTTGCTGACCAGTCCCATTGACAAGCAAAAGGCGAAGGAGATTGTCAAGCGTCAGATCATGGGCGACCAGAACATGGCGGCGTTGGCGAATGAGATTGCGACCGAACTGGCAGCCGAGATGGGGATTCCTATGCAACAGGCATTGGCGGCGGCGCAAGGCACGATTGGCGGTGGTACGGGTCTGGGTAGTGAAGCGGCCACACAGTTTGCCGAGGGTGCGGCGGCGGGCATGGAGGAAGGCGATGGCGGCGGCATGATGGTGACCAAGTTTATTGACCAGGCGCGCGCCAAGTACAGCCTATTGACAACCGCCGGTAAGGATGCAGGGAAACTTTGGGGGGCGGGCTTCATTGAGGTGGTGGGCGAAAATGTGCCACCGGCGCTGATTGACATCTTAACCAACTTGGTCACTCCTGCTGTGATGGGGCGCATGGCGCAGCGCGGCAGCCTGACGGGGGCTAACCCATGACGGTGAAACCCGAAACAATCAGAAAGCACATTGAAATCAATGCGCGTAAAAAAGCCATCTATGATCGCCATCTTGCCGGCGAGACCTATGTAGAGATTGCGCGCACTCTTGGTATCTCTACTGGCAGAACCAGAGAGCTTGCGTGTCATTGGCGCGGGATGCTTGAATTTTATTCAATTTATTTGCGAGAGCGTGAGACATGGAACTTTAGGAATCGTTATCGCAACGACAAGCGATTCATTCCCTTGATTGCAGCGGGCTTGATTGGCAAACCGGAAGATCGTCCTGTGTCGCCTGAAGTACCATCAATGCGCTTGCCCGCCGTCGGCGAAGCATTATGTCCGATCTATGGATACGCCTAATGGCAGTAGC